AAGGCATGAACGCCATGATGAACAACAACAGCCTGCAGGTGCTCGGCGAGAACGACAGCTACGAGACGCACCAGTACACCTTCGGAGGAATTGGAGAGACCTACGACCGCTTTATGATGGACGTCGCAGGCGCAGCAGAGACACCCGTGACGAAGCTGTTCGGACGCAGTCCCGCAGGAATGAACGCCACGGGCGAGAGCGACATGCAGAACTACTACGACACCATCGAGGAAAAGCAGGAAGCTGACCTTCGCCCGGTGTACGATAAGATTCTGCCGATCATGTTCATCTCTACGCTCGGCGGGATTCCCGACGACTGGGACTACGAGTTCAATCCCATCCGTCGCCCGCGTGATGATGAGATGGCAGATCTTGCCTCGAAGAACACGGACAGCGTAACAAAGGCGTTCCAGGCAGGCATGGTCAGCCAGCGCACGGCACTCAAAGAACTGCGTCAGCAGTCCGAGATGACGGGGATGTGGAGCAACATCACTGACGAGGACATCGAGAAAGCCGACGATTCGGTGATGCAGCCGGACGAGGGAATGGCCGATTTGATGAATGGAGTTTTCGGCGGTGGAGAACCGCAGCAGACGACTGATGCGAAGTGGGAGGAAGAGAAGCATCCACGGCGGGCAGATGGGCGATTCGGTGAGGGCTCGACAAACGCAGAAAAAAGTGATAGTGTAACACCGAGCCCCAGCGGGGCGAACCGCCTGCAAGTGCGCGGATTTGCCAGTCGGCAGAAGCTGATGAACCACTGGAAGAATGGCAGAACCCATCAAGACGAATACCCAGACTTTACGATGGAGCAGTACGTCCAGCGGGCAGTGAGCCTTGCGGAGATGCCGACGGGCGGCAACATTCTCGGACACGTCGATAAGGATGGTGTCATTGTACGATACGACCGCAAGGAAAACGACTTCGTCAAGGCGAATGTCCGAAATGGAATTCTGACAATGTTCAAGCCAACAGCAGGAGAGAAATATTACCAATCGATGAGAGAGGGGGATTTGAAAAATGGTGGAAAACAATGAAATCCTAGTGCCTTGCCCTTGCTGCGGAGAAGGAAAGGTGGAAAGCGGACACCAGTATGATGTATGTATGGTGTGCCACTGGGAAGATGACCCTTTGCAATTTGAACACCCAGACTACAAAGGAGGGGCGAATCAGATGTCCCTCAATGAGGCACGTGAAGCCCATAAGCGTGGAGAAAAAACGAAGTAGGTAGGGCATCGAAGATCGCATGCCACTCAACGAAACTCGATAAGCATACAAAGAGGGCAGACAAATCCGATAACTGAACCGTCTCGAAAGAGGCGGTTTTTTGATACCCATTTTTAGGAGGGAGCGCATGAATCAGCCGCTATGGATGCCGAAACGCCGGATTGAAGTGGCGTTTCATAGGGCTCTCCTCGACATGGCGAAGGGAATCGTCTCACGTGTTGGCGAGAGCGGCGACCCGAAGATTATTGTAGCGACACTGGAACACATCGCAAAGACGCCCGAATTTATCCGCATATCGGAGGCGATCGCGCTGAAGATGGTGACAGGACTGTTCGACGATACGGGGCGAACGTGGCGCGAGGCGGCGCGAAACAGTAGCAAGGGCAGAGAGATATACCAAGCCCTGCAAAAAGAGCTGCTGGGGGAGCGTGGAGCGCGTATACGGGAGCTCGTGCAGGAAAACGCTGACCTTATCAGTACGCTCCCGAAGAATATCGCCGACGATGTAGCGGAATATGTTGACCGAGAAGCTATGAAGGGACGCAGAGCGTCGGACATTTCTGATGAAATCCGGAGGATGTTCCCGGATAAAACGAGAGCCCGGGCGGAGCTGATCGCGCGAACGCAGGTCTCCATGACACAGACAAATCTGGTACAGGCTCGCGCAGAAGACCTTGGTCTTGACTGGTACGTCTGGCGTGCATGCGGAGGAAACAACGGTGACGGAAGGACACGATCCAGTCATAAACACATGAGCGGCGTGCTCATAAATTGGAACGATCCTCCGGCCCCCGAAGATTTATTCCCTCTGCGCCGGGTCGATGGGACGCCATGCAACAACACGCTCGGACATTACCACGCGGGATGTTGCCCAAACTGCAGGTGCTACCCGGAGCCAGTAGTCGATTTAGATGTGCTGCAATTCCCAATGCGGGTATATCGCAACGGACATATCGAGCGCATCTCAAGAAAACAGTTCGAAAGGAGATAATAAGATGAGAGTACAGGACGCATTCAGCATCGGCCGAGCGCTCGGCCGCATTGAGCGAACGCTTGATGCGTGGGAAATGGAGTGAGGGAGACTACGAGAATCAGATTCGTGGGATTGCAAAAACCAAAGAACGCAGATAACTATAAGGACAGAGCACCTGCGAGGGTGCTTTTCTTATGCCCGGAAAGGGGGAATGTCCATTGAAAGCATTCTACGGGGCAAGGTTCTCGCCTCACATGACGAAGACACCTGAGGGATTCCTCGTGTGTCACAGCGTCCCAATCTGCCGCACGGGGATGCAGGAATACATGCCGCAGGAGCTCGACGTTTCTGATACCGGCGGCGGATTCCTAAAAGTGTACCGCGAGGAGAGCGAGGTGTTCAAACCTGCTGCGATCGCGTCCTTTGAAGGCAAACCCGTGACAGACGATCACCCACCCGTCGGTGTGGATGCATCGAACTACGCGAGCTACACCAAGGGCACAGTCCAAAACGTCCGGCGCGGCAGCGGAGTGGACAGTGATAAATTGATTTGCGATCTCGTCGTGTACGATGCAGCGCTTATCTCCAAGATTGATGCGGGAAAGCGCGAAATTTCGTGCGGATACGAGTGCAAATATATTGAAAGGGACGACGGAACATACTGCCAGATGGATATCATCGGCAATCATGTCGCAGTCGTCGAGGAGGGGCGCGCGGGGAGCGAAGTAGCAATCCGTGACGCCAAAGCAAAGCCAGAAGGAGGAAAACAGATGGCAAAGAAGGGTAGTATTCTGCATCGGATGTTTGCATCATTCGCCAAGGATGCAGAGCCGGAGGAAGTCCGCGAGGCGGCGCGTGCTGTCGACGAAGCGGAGGGCGGCGGCAATCCCGCTGAGGAAGTGCAGGAGACGCATGCCGAGGACTACAAGGCAGTCATGGACGCGATCGAAGCACTCAACGCAAAGGTTGACGCATTCACCAAGCCACAGACACAGGACGACGATCCTGATGATGAACCGGCGGACGCACCAAAAGAGACGGAGGCTCTCGACGAACTCGAGGAAGAGCTCAAAGGCGATGATCCTGCTCCGACTGAGGACGAGGAATCCGAGGAGGAGAGCAAAACTGTACCGCCCGAACAACTCGAGGAGGACGAGGAACCGGAGCTTTTCGAGGTAAAGGCTATTCCGAGGTCTGAGGTAACCGCCGACAAGGCGATCGCACTCTCTGTTGTTCGCGCAATGAAACCGTTCATTGCCGCAATGCCCGCGGGACAGCGAAAGAAAGCGTCGGACGCACTCTCTCGTACACTTAAAAAGGCGATGCGTACAAAGGACACGCAGCCACTGCCGGGCGGCTACGGCGCGCTCTCGCACCGTAAGACAGCAGATGCGGCAGCTCGGGAGAAAGAGATGCGGGCCTACGGCGAGAACTGCCGCAAGCGCAACCCGCACTGCAAGAAGGAGGAGAAGTAATTATGCCGGGAACTACAATCGGAATCAACATGACCTATGGCTATCCGGGGCAGGCGTCTCGTCAGGGCGATGAGGTCAGCCGCACGCGCCCCGTTGCCGCAGGATCGTCGGACATCCCGTTCGGCGCTCCTGTCATCCAGAAGGATGATGGATCGGTCGCGCTTTTCGGAGCGACGAACACTGCCGCAGACTTTGCTGGCATTGCGATGCGCAAGGTCAAGTCCGCGAAGGTTTACCCGTCGCAGGACTTCGGATTTTACGTCGTTGGTGAACCGTGTGATGTGCTGCAGCGTGGCGGCGTGTCCGCAATCTGCGCATGGGGGACGCCGAAGGTCGGCGCAAAGGTTTATGTCCGCACGAAGGTGGTCAGCGGAACGAGCCCCGCAGGAGCAAAGGTCGGCGACCTCGGTGCCGCGAATGAGACAGGAAACTGCGTCGAGCTGACGGGCGTCAAGTGGTCGAGCGGAGCAGATGCGCGCAACGTCGCAGAACTTACGATCATCGCGCGTCAGGGCGTGTAAGAGAGGAGAACAGATATGAAGAAACAGTATAATCTTGCGATTGCACCGCAGCGCGGCGGATCGCCGCTTCTGACAATGGATGCGGCA